TATGCTGGACTTTAGACCTCGGATCAGTCCAACAACTTCCTTGTAACCTGCATAGTCTTTTGCTGACCCTGCTTCAAGGAAATCCTGTGCAGAGGCTATATCTGCCTCGATTTTACTCACTAGAACGTCAAATATTGTTTTAGCCACTAACTACCTCTTTGTAACTTAGCGGTTTCAAGTATTGTATCGGCTTCATCTTTTCTTGCCTTCCGCTCTTGTTCAGCCTGCTGTAGGGCGATATCTGCTTTATCTTTCTCAGCCTTACGTTGTACTTCTTGTGCTTTGATCTGTAACTCTGCCTGTTGCATCTGTACGATAGGATCTTGAGCTTTCTGCTGTGCTGCCTGCTGTGCTGCTTGTTGCATATTTTGTTGAGTTAGTTCTTTACCAGCATCAGCAACAAGTCTTGACAAGTTAACCTCTATCTCTTCAGGTAACTCTTCGTTTGGTAGCGGTAATTCTACCCCAAGCTTTGCCTCTATATCTTTTCTATACTTATATCCAAGATGCTCGGCTATATGTGCTTGTATACCTGCCATCATTTGTTTTGCCTGTGGGTTCTGCCCTATCATTTGTGCTATAACAGGATCTTGCATAAACGCCATATGTGTAGCGATATGTGCGTCATGGTCTTGGTATATAAACGCCTTCATAGGCTTGCCCTGTAACACCGCCATGTTTTCACTTACAGGATCTACAGGTTTGAGATCATCTTTGGTCGGCACAAGCTTTTCTGCGTTCTTCACCCCAAGAACTTCTATCATCTGCCTATGTAACTGAGGCAGGTCGTATATCTGTGGTGCAGTCTGTGACATTTGGAGGACAGCTTGATACTGCACCACACGTTGCGCCATCGTAGAGCTGTTCGGGTCTGATACAGGGATGACATCAATCATCGTGTAGTCGGATTGTTTAGCTGATACATCACCTCTAGTTGGCACATACGTATACTCAGCAGGAGCATATTCAGACATTAACAGTTTTAACATCTTAAACTCTTGCTTCATGGCATAATGCACACGAGCCTGCACAGCTGCCATTGGTTTGAGTGTTCTTTCTAACAGGGCAAGAGTTGTACCCACAGGAGCATTAGCAGACATATCCGATATGTTCATATCGCTTACAGCCCCCAATCTACGTCCTTCAGCGGTTATATCTTTCAATAACGCTAGCAATACTTGGCTTGGTTCTTTGTAGGGCAGTGGCATGATGTTGTCACGTATACTGCCCGATGGTACGTCTACATCTCTAAAAGACCCAGGTTCTATCGGTGTATCGTCCCCCTTGATACGCAAACCTCTTGACTTTAACCCCCCTGGGAGGTTTGCCAAAGTACCTGCATCTACAAGCTGACGTATGATAGATGTCCCTGCCTGTGCATAGCCACCTATGATATGTATCAATCCAAGACCGTAGAACCCAAAGCCTGGAGTATATACATAATGCACAAAGTGCTGTCTTTTCAACATTAAACTGTCGTCAGGGTTCCAGTTTCTTCGTATAGCCAATACTCTGTATGACCCACGCTCTATAGATACTATATATGGCTTGGCTATGCCCTCGTCTGAATCATCAACACCATCTATAATTATATCCGCATGTACCTCGTATATACTATAGCGGTTGTCGTTTGTGAGAGAATACCCACCTTCTTCTGCCTTACGCTCTTCTATATCGCTGTGATATGCCTGTGGCTCTCCAAGATCTACATCCACGTAGAACCCACTAGCCTGTAGCTTCTTTAACTCGTTTTTTGTCTTTCGCATGACATGTGTCACACGTTCTGCTGTCTCTATGTGTGATGCCCCGTAAGGTACAATCACATCTTCTGCAGGTACAAACACAGCGACCTGCCGTCCTAGATTAGGGTCATAGTATACTTTCTTGAATCCAGATCCTGCCAAACCAAGGTTATACAACAGACGCTCATGCTCTGATCTATACTCTACCATGTTCTCTGTCAGCTGATAGTTCATATCTGCTTTCACACGATTAGCCGCTTCTAGCTTCTCACGGGTTTCTTCACCTAGTATCTTTGTTTTTACAGGTCCCTGTGCAGGGAACGTCTCACCCATTGTTTCTGCCTGGAAACGTATGGCTGCTTCTGCTAACACGTTAGAGTATACACCGCAAGCTCCTTCCCAGGGTTCGCTACGTTCTTCATACTTGAAACCCAACACGTCCAAACCACGGACAAAAGTATCTGCCCACTCTTTACGGCTTTCCAGATCAGAATCGATATTACCTAATAACTCATCAGCTACCGCTGCGAGTTGGTCGTCATCCATGTTTTCAGCTATATTCTCATCAAACGCCCCTGTGCCGACTCCTTCAGCCCCAGGCATTATAGTCACTTCCATACTACCATCATCTAACGTGACCATATCAGGGTTTACGATTTCTATCTCAAGTTGTTCTGTTTCCTCTTCTTCCACACCTTTGGGAGCTTGGAATAGTCCTTTCTCTACAGCCATCAGTAATACCCGCCTCTCTTTTGTTTAAAGTAAACGACTTCTTCAGGTTCATCACTTGGCAATCGTATAAACCCACCCTGTCTAAATCTCATCAACGCCATGACAGTGGAGTCAACCAAGTCATCGTGGCTCATGAACGGAAACCCTGCTATCTCTTCGATTAGCTCCTCTGCCCATCGTGTTTCGGGGACCCAACACAGACCTGATGACACAATGTCAGTCACGGAGTTAAGTCTAGCTAGTTTATCACCAGATCCCCTGTGTGGTGTATATTCCTGTATAGGTATACCCATTCTCCTCATTTCTTGGTACAGCGCAGTTCCTGCACTCTTTTTCTCCACGATGAACGAGTCAGGCTCCCATTCTCTGTATTCGTTCATAGCCAACTCTTTAAGTTCGGGAAACTCCAACCGTCGTTTTATGCTATTTAACAATATAATGTTATAGTTGTCCACCTCTTCATTCAAAAACACACCCCACGTCGTCAGACCTGTGTAGTCCGCACGGTTGTGTGTCTCTGCGGCTGCGTCCAAAGACATGATAATATACTCACATATCGGTGGATCTTCTTTCTTCCACATCTGCCACCACTCACGTTTGACCAACGCAGCTTCTTCTGCTGTTGGTTCCTGCTGATACTGTGCGTTCCACTGAAACACAGGCATAGATGCTTTCGTTCTGAGCAGGGCTTCCATATCAAAGAACTCAGGCCATAGAGGTTTCTGTACTATTTCTTTGGTTTTCTTATCTTCCACGTCCATTATAGCTGGAAACTCCACCACCTCATACTGGTCAGACTTGTCGTTGTTCACCATATCCTTGGTCACACGCCCTGTCAGGTCGTCCATGTGCCACCGTGTCTGTATGATAGCTACCCGACCTCCAGGCATCAGACGTGTTCGCGCACCAAATGTAAACCAGTCGTACGCTTTCTCAAAGACTTCAAAGTTCCCGTTTATAACATCCTGCTCGGAATGGGGATCATCAACGAGCAAGAGGTCAGCACCACGCCCAGCAATAGAAGAACCAATACCACACGCATAATATTCACCTCCTGAATTTGTGTTCCAACGCCCTGCCGACTTAGAGTCCACAGCCAGAGCCACTGTTGGAAATATCTCCTGATAGGATTCTGTTGCAATTAAGTTACGCACTTTACGTCCAAAGTCCACCGCTAAGTCTGTAGTGTGCGATACCATCATAACTTTCTTGTTCGGGTTGCGTCCAAGAAACCAAGCGGGGAACATTATAGAAACAAGCTGGGACTTTCCGTGTCTGGGAGGAATATTTACACAGATTCTGTCCTTCTGACCCTGCTCTATGCCCATAAGCATGGTTGCAAGCATCCTATGATGTTTCCCCACTATGTAATCGGGCTGCATGTGCTTACAAAATGCTATCAAATCGTCATATGCTGCCTGATTATGCTGTCGTGTGGCTAATTCATCGACCATTCTGTCTATTTCAGCCACTTCTTCAGGTGTATATTGGTCTAAATTGTCTAACATGACCTGAATTTCGTCTTCAGAGAAGTCAAGAGCGTGTTTATTCACCTTTTTCCTCGTCTAAACCTAGTTCTTTGTCCACATCTATGGGTTCACCATCAATTACAGCCGCATCTTCGACTGGATTTACCAATTTTGTGAGCTTTGAACGCAATCTTTCGCGTAAATCGTCCGTAGACTGGTGTGTTATGGTCACTTCGGACTTCTCAGCGAACAATCCTACGTCCGAAATCTTACCTAAAAGCTCTAAAGCACGTATTCTGACCCTCGGATCGGGGTTTTCGGTCTCTTCTATGAGCTTATTTGTCACCAAATGTCGTATTTGTACTGAACTTTCGACTACAGAACGCCCAAATTCCTTTAAAATGTTGTCTGTTAGGACAAGAGAGGCGGGTGTTAGCGTGGACATTTTCTTTTCGGTGACTTTTTTCGATACATCTTCAGGATCATCAGCGTAAGCAACGGATAATCTTGCGGCTGTGTCTTTATCTTCTTTAGTTGGCTCAAGGTCGATACCATGTTCCCCCAACTCCTTTGCTGTATTCGCGGCTGCCTCTACACGTGTCTTTAGATCAACCGAAGGTTTACCCTTTTTCAAAGGTACGTTCAACTCTGGTTCTACTACAATAGTCATTTGGTTCGATTATATACTACAAAAAATTTTTTACGCAAGATGTTTGGGACTCCAAAGGGGGGTGTTCCTATATAGAGGGGGGTGTGGGGTCGAACTCAGAGAAATGTGATTTATTTGTGTAAAATAGTAATATATATGTATGCGTGACAACAAATTACAATCGGTGGGTGGGGGTAGGGTATGCTTTCTCCTAGTGTCGTTTTCTGACTTAGTGTCATAACTTGTTATAATGATTGTATCAAGACAAGGATAAGCCTTACTTGATTAACTCAATCGAGTTAGTAAGTTTACTAACTCAAAACAATGAAAGGATAGTCAATGACTATACAAAATAAATCTAATCACTCTTTTATGTCTAACATAGAAGACCTTAAATCTAACTTGTCAGAAATGGCATCTGGCATTGATAAGGCATCAAGGCTTTTTGCAAGAGCATCTGAAATTGCTGTTAGCTTGATTGATAAAGGCATGACACATAAGTTCTTTATCTCTTGTTATAACAATAGTGGCTTTGTGATAAAGAAAGATGTATCACTTGGCATTGATTGTGCAACTGAAGAACAGAACTCAATAGCTGATGAAATCGCAACTGATCTATTTTTTGCTAACCTTAAAACCGATAGCAATAATGCAAGGAAGATGAAAAATGCTATTGATAAATTCAATGCTCTTTTTGAAGAAGAGAAAGAGAAAGGCATTGACCATAGGAAAGCCTACAATAATGCTCTTAAAGAAATGCCTAACAAGGTTAATAACATCAACTACCGGGATGAGGACTATTCGGAAAAAGGTTGCATTAACGTGTTAAGGCAAGAGATCAAAGCAACTAAAGGTCAATTAAAAAGGTTTATGGCAAAAAAAAAAAAAAAAAGAGCTACTGCCAATAAGCCTAAGGCAAAGAAAGTTGTTAAAGTTGTTCC